CCTACAATCTCCTCTGGTACACAGACAAAAGTTATAATCGTATCTACACCTCGTGGTATGAATCACTTTTATCGGATGTGGCATGATGCAGAGAGGGGTAAAAGTGAATACGTTCCAACAGATGTTCATTGGTCTGAAGTTCCTGGTCGTGACGCACTATGGAAGGAACAAACTATTGCTAACACATCAGAGCAACAATTTAAAGTTGAGTTTGAGTGTGAATTTCTAGGATCTGTTAATACACTTATAAGTCCAGCAAAACTTAAGAATATGGTGTATGAGGCACCGATAATGAAAAATGCAGGATTAGACATCTATGAAAATTGTATTCCAGAACATAATTATCTCATGACTGTTGATGTTGCAAGAGGTATTGGAAATGATTATTCTGCATTCATAGTATATGACATAACTAATTTTCCATATAAGGTAGTAGCAAAATATCGAAATAATGAAATCAAACCTATGTTGTTTCCTAGCATCATATACGATGTAGCTAGAGGATATAATAATTCATTCATACTATGTGAGGTAAATGATATTGGAGATCAAGTTGCTAGTATCTTACATTTTGATTTAGAGTATGATAATGTTTTGATGTGCTCAATGAGAGGTCGTGCAGGTCAAATCGTTGGATCGGGTTTTTCTGGGAAAAAATCTCAACTTGGTGTAAGAATGACTGCTGCAGTCAAAAAACTTGGTTGTTCTAATTTAAAAACACTATTAGAAGATGATAAATTGTTAACTGTTGATTATGATATCATATCTGAATTAACAACTTTTTCTCAAAAACATAATTCATTTGAAGCAGAAGAAGGATGTAATGATGACCTTGCGATGTGCCTTGTGATATTCTCTTGGTTAGTTGCACAAGATTATTTTAAAGAAATGACTGACAATGATGTGAGAAAGAGAATATACGAAGAGCAAAAGAATCAAATAGAACAAGACATGGCACCATTTGGTTTTATTGCTGATGGACTAGATGATGATAGTTTTGTAGACAAAAACGGAGAAAGATGGTATGCTGATGAATACGGTGATAGATCTTATATGTGGGATTACTATTAATGACTTATTTTCTTCTGGTTAGTTCAAGTTTTTTTAATTTTTGTTTTTACATTTTTGCGATAGGATTTGTTATCTCTCTAATCCTAGAGCAAGTAGTAAGACAAGAGGGGAACGAGAAGAATATTTTTATTGTCATGACAAATCGAAAATTTTGTTGGCAACAAGCATGGATAGTTAATGTCTTCTGGTTTATATGTAATATCGGATTGTATTTTGCATCCAAAAATATGCAACCGATGGGAGATTCATTTTGGGACGGTGCATTATGATATTCAAACACTGGAAATTAAAACGTTTATTATCTAAATCTTTCCCTAATAAAAAAATTTTTGTGACTGATAATAAAGATGGATCACAAACAATTCTTATTACATAATGGATTTAGATGGTCAAGTAGAATTAGAACATTTACTGTTCACAGAAAGAAAATGTAGAGTCTGTGGAGAGGTAAAGAATTTACTAGAAGACTTTTACTTGACTCATAAAAATAGAAACTCATTACCATCCTCATACGCATATGAGTGTAAAGTATGTACAATAAAAAGAATTGTAACGAATAGAAAGAAGAAAAGAATATTTTCTGATTGGGCATACCCAGATTGGTAGTGTTCATGTGATGTTTCCCCGTTGAAAATATACTTTTCAATAAATAATTTCAGAATAAATCTGAGATTCGGAGAGTAAAGATGCCACTAAATTTAGCATCTCCTGGAATTGTAGTAAGAGAGGTTGACCTTACCATTGGTAGAGTTGATACAGCAACTGATAAAGTTGGTGCTATCGTCGCTCCATTTGCGAAAGGACCTGTCAACGAACCAATCCTTGTAGAGAATGAGCAAGACCTGTTAGATAATTTTGGTGAACCATCTGAAACTGACAAACACTTTGAGCACTTCATGGTAGCTCAATCATACTTGGCCTACGGTGGAGTAATGAGAGTCGTCAGAGCAGGTGATGTTGATTTAACAAATGCATTTGTAGGAACTGCGACAAGTATTAGAATAGACAGCACAGAAGATTATAACAATAAGGGTTATGATACAAGCACCATCACAGGTGTTACATTCGCAGCACGAAATCCTGGTTCATGGGCAAATGGACTCAAGGTTGCACTGATTGATAGTAAAGCAGATCAGGTATTAACAGTTGGAGTCAGCACACTTACAGTTGGTGTTGGAGTTACACAGGCAGTTCCAGCAAATACAGTTGTGGCAGGTGTTGGAGGAACATCAGTATTAGATGGATACTTTAAGGGAATTGTTACTGGTGTTACTGGAGCAGACATTGAGGTAAAATTCGTCGCTCATGTATCTGCTGCTGGTGTTGAAACTTCAAAGGACTATCAACCTGGTGGAGCATATCAGTTCAGCACAGGTGCAACTGGTGGTTTATTAAGTTATGAAGTTGCATCAAATGCAGGTGGTGGAAGCACAACCACAGTTTCTGGAGTATCTGATTGGTTTGATCAGCAAACAATTGAATTATCAAATTCAACAATTAAATGGAACAACATCTCTGATCGTCCAGGCACATCAACTTTCGCATCATCAAGAAGTTCTAGATTTGATGAAGTTCATGTTGTTGTATATGATGATCAAGGTAAAGTTACAGGAAATGCTGGAACAGTTTTAGAAAAACACTTAAATCTTTCAAAAGCAAAAGACGCTGAATTTTCTGCTGGAACACCTGCATATTGGAGAAAATATCTCTATAATAATTCAACAAACATATTTGGTGGTAGTGCACCCGCTGGAATTACAACTACTAACTTCCAGTCTGGTGGATTCACTTTTGCATCAGACAATGGATGGGATCAGAATGCACAGGGTATAAGCTATGCGGGTGCAGGATCTACAACACTTACTTTGGGTGGAAAAGAATCAGGTCCAGATGATAGAGGTAAGAACTATGGTGGAACTGCAGATACAACTGAAGCTGGTTCATTCACAGTTACAATCGGTGATTTAGGAACTGGTTACGACTTGTTTGAAAATCCAGAGGAGACTGATGTAGACTTCCTACTTATGGGTTCTTCAAACTACACTAAAGAAGAGTCACAAGCATTAGCAAACAAAATTATTTCAATCGCTGAATTAAGAAAAGATGCTATCGCATTTGTTTCACCTAACAGAGGATCATTCTTAAATGATACCGCTTCTGGATCAGTTACAGTTTTCTCAAATTCACAGATTACTGACAACCTAGTCAGTTACTTCTCACCAATCACATCAACTACATTCGGTGTATTTGATAGTGGTTACAAATACATGTATGATCGTTTCAATGATACATTCCGATATGTTCCAATGAATGGAGACATTGCAGGAACATGTGCAAGAAATGACATTAACAATTTCCCTTGGTTCTCACCAGCGGGAACAGCAAGAGGTACAATCCTCAATGCAGTTAAACTTGCATACAATCCAAATCAATCACAGAGAGATACACTTTACTCGAATAGAGTAAACCCAGTTATCTTCTCACCTGGTGCGGGAATAATTCTATTTGGTGATAAAACAGGATTTGGAAAAGCATCGGCATTTGATCGTATCAATGTTCGTAGATTATTCATTTTCCTTGAAAATGCAATCAAATCTGCTGCGAGAGATCAATTATTTGAGTTCAATGATGAGATTACAAGAACTAATTTCATTAACATAGTTGAACCATTCTTACGTGATGTTCAATCAAAACGTGGAATATTTGATTTCAGAGTTATTTGTGATGAGACAAATAACACCGCTGCTATTATAGATAGTAACGAATTTGTGGCAGACATCTTTATTAAACCATCGAGATCAATTAACTTTATCGGTCTCACCTTTGTTGCTACAAGAACTGGCATCTCATTTGATGAAGTCATTGGTTCTGTTTAATTAAATTAGAGGTATAAAAACAAATGGCAACCCAACTTAACAGACCACCATTAAGAAAGATTACCGATTTCAAGAGTAAATTGATCGGTGGTGGTGCAAGACCTAATCTATTTGAAGTTGAACTTGCTTTCCCAGAGGAGATTGCAATTGACAACGATGTAAAGGAAAAGGCAAGGTTCTTGGTGAAGGCAGCTGCACTTCCTGCATCTAACATCACTCCAATTGATGTTAACTTTAGAGGTAGGATTCTTAAGATTGCTGGAGACAGAACCTTTGATACATGGACAATTACAGTTATTAACGATACTGACTTTGCAATTCGTTCCGCTTTTGAGAAGTGGATGAATTCCATTAACAGATTGTCTGATGCAACAGGTACAAACAATCCAGCAGATTATCAAGAAGATGCTTACGTTCACCAATTAGATCGTGATGGATCTACATTAAGGACATACAGATTCTATGATGTTTTCCCAACTCAAATTAGTCAGGTTGATTTATCATATGAGACAGTTGACACCATTCAGGAGTTTACTGTAGAATTACAAGTACTATACTATGAATCAATCAAAGGAGTAGGAGCTAATGCTGGAGGAGAAAGCATTACCTAAAACTGATAAATAGTGCTATAATAGAATAAAAAGCAGGTTATACTATGCCAAGACTATTTGGGTTCTCTATTGATGACCAACAACAAAAACCACCATCGGTAGTCGCTC